TACTGATCAATTTAGAATTCTGAATGCCAGTAATTTTGTAGATTCTATTGATTCTGCAAACAACTCATACTATGTTACTGTTGGTTTACCAAATCCAGCGATAGTTGGGTATGGAAGAAGCACTACTTGGAATACTAATCCACCAACACCACTCGATAATCTTGCATCTAATAGTCATGCAGGTGATGTTGTTCTTTATGGCAAAAGAATTACTGGTGCCAATGTTAGACGCATTGTAAGAAAAATTGATTGGGTTGCAGGAAGTAGATATGAAATGTATAGGGATGATTACAGTGTAACATCCCCAGCACCAATTACAAATGCATCTAGACTTTATGATTCAAATTATTATGTTGTAAATGAAGATTTTAGAGTTTACATTTGTATTGAAAACGGATCTAATGGTGAAAATTTAAAGGGAAATGTTTCTCTAGATCAACCAAAATTTACCGATTTAGAACCATCAAGGGCAGGTGATAGTGGTGATGGTTATATATGGAAATACCTTTACACTATAAGTCCTAGTGATATTATAAAATTTGATTCAACAGATTATATAACTGTACCAAATAATTGGTCTACAAGCACAGACAGTCAAATTAGAGCAGTCAGGGAATCTGCAGATTCTACATTAAATGATAATCAGATTAAAACTGTTTATATCGCTGATAAAGGCAATAACTATGCCAATGGTATTGGTCAGGAATTTGAATTGATTGGAGATGGTACAGGAGGTAAGGTAAGAGTTGATGTTGAGGGTGGTAGAGTAACAAATACTACTGTTGTTTCTGGAGGAAGAGATTACAGTTATGCTCTTGTTGATCTTGGTTCAATAAATTCAAGTACAACTGGATCATCAGCACACTTAGTTCCAATTATTCCACCTACAAAAGGTCATGGATTTGATATTTACACTGAATTAGGAACTGACAGGGTATTAGTATATGCTAGATTTGATGATTCAACAAAAGATTTTCCAGTAGATACAAGTTTCGCACAAGTATCTATTGTGAAAAATCCAACTAAAGTTGGCACATCCGATGTCTATACAGAAAATACTTTCAGTGGATTATTCTCATTGAAATTGGTTGATGATAACAATTTGGTTGGAAAACCAAAAGTAGGTGAAGAAATAGAGCAACCTTTAAATGTTGGTAAAGCAAGAGGATGGGTCGCTTCATATGATGATGAAACTAAGGTATTGAAGTATTTTTCTGATAGATCACTATTCTTTAATAGAACTACTTTAGATCATCAAGATTACACTGGCATCTCTACTAATGGTAGAAATTACAGTTTTAGTTCATCTGGTGGAACTATTACAGGAAAAATTTCTGGTTTTACTGGAAGTATTGACAGTGGATTCTCAGGTATCACTACCAATCCCACTGGAACTAAGTTAATCAATCTAGGTGTTGATTTCACAAATGGTATAGCAGTACCTGAAATAAATAAAGGGTCGGGAGAAGTAATTTATCTTGACAACAGATCTAGTATTGCTAGAAACCCAAGACAAAAAGAAGACTTAAAAATTATACTGGAATTCTAAAAAATGCCCCAAAAGACGAACTTAAACGTAAATCCTTATTACGACGATTTTAGTAAGGACGATAATTTTTATAAGGTTCTTTTCAAGCCTGGGTTTCCGGTTCAGGCAAGAGAATTAACTGGATTACAGTCAATTCTTCAAAATCAAATAGAATCTTTTGGAAGTCATATTTTCAAAGAAGGTTCAATGGTAATTCCTGGTGGAGTTACTTGTGATAATGAATTTACTACTGTTAAAGTAAATAGAGATCATCTGGGCATTGATGTATCTGTTTATCTTGATGCAATTGTAGGTGCAAATAATGGAAAAGGTGCTACGGTACTTTCTGAGAATACGAAGATAAGAGCTAAAATTAAAGGTTATTTACTTCCACCACAAGAAGGTGTTGAAGAAATAACTTTATTTGTAAAATATGCTGAAGGTGGTTCTGATGACGCTACAGTATTTGAGGATGGTGAGGTATTAATTCTACAGGATAATATTTCCTATGGTAATACTGCAATCGTATCTGGAGACACAGTATTCACACTTAATAGTGTAAATGCTACAAATACTGGATATGCTGTAGGTGTTGATGCTGGCGTATATTTTACAAGGGGTGCTTTTGTAGATAGTCAGAAAACTCAAATTATTCTCGATCCTTACGATAATCAACCATCCTTTAGGGTTGGATTTGATGTTGTTGAAGATATTGTAAATTCGGATCAAGAACCAAAAATTAATGATAATGCAAAGGGTTTTACCAACTTTGCAGCTCCTGGTGCAGACAGACTTAGAATTAAACTAGTACTAACTAAAAAATTACTGACTGATAATCAGGATACCACCTTCATCGAGGTAGTAAGAATTGAAGAAGGGAAGATATTAAAAGTTCAGGATACATCTACTTATAGTGAAATTAGAAAATATTTTGCTAAGAGAACATTTGAAGAATCTGGAAATTATGCTGTAGATAATTTTATTGTTGATGTTGTCGATCTTCTTAACGATGAAACTGGCAATGGAGGCGTCTTTACAGAGGAAGAAGTTACTGATGATGGTAATGTACCTAAAGAAGAGAACATGGGTATTAGAGTGTCAGCAGGCACTGCATACGTAAAAGGATTTGATATAGATCATGTTGGAAATAGTATTATTGATGTACCTAAACCTAGAACAACAAAACCCTTACAAACTGCAAGAATTCCATTTGCAGGAGGAAGTCTTTTAAGAGTTAATAATGTTTATGGTACTCCATACATTAATATCGGACAAGCAGCAAGTGGTTTGTCTAGTAATAATATTATTTCACTTTATAGTGATAGAAGAGATGGTAATGGAAATGGCGGAACTCTTAATGGAACGGGTCAGGGAACTGCAATCGGATATGCAAGAGTCTATTGGTATGGTCTGACTGATGCTCCAGTGCCTCCTGGGACTGGAGATTATGGTCACATTCCATATGACTTGTATCTTTATGACATTCAAACATTTACAAGATTGTTGACAACAAACACTATTCGAGGTACTGATGCACCAAGATCTTCATTTGTAAGAGGTCTTTCTAGTGGAGCCACTGGGTATCTCACTAACGTTATTGCCACTAATGGTGCTAGTAATGATTTAAAAATATCTCAAACTTCTGGGGTATTTCTAAGAGGAGAGCAGATAATTATCAACGAAAGTGTAACTACCTCAATCATGAGTGTAACTGAGTATGATATTTCAGATGTTAAATCCGTTCATCAAGATTGTAGTTCTCTGAATTCTGCGCTAGTTGTAGACTTTCTTGCAGACACTGTTCTTTATGAACAACCTATTCCTGACTTTGGTCCAAAGGATCTTTTAACTATTACTGGTAATAGTGGAACAGTTGCTGGCAGATTCTTTGCTGGAGCACAGAGCGGTATAAAAGTAGGTTCAATTATAAAATATTCGGTTGGTGCTCAGTCAGATCCAGTTTTTAACAAAGTAACTGATATTTCTTCTGATGGAAAAACTTTAACTCTTGCAGATGCTCCAGAATCAATTCCTGGTGTTAATTTTAAAGGTGTTACTGCAGGATCTCATCAGTTTTCTTTAGTGGTTCCTGAAGTCCTTGAATATGGTTCTAATGGACTTTATTCTCCACTGCCTGTAGAAAATATTGCCTCAGTAGATTTAGCAAATGCAAATCTCACTATTACAAAACAAATCACAGGTAAAACACCTTCTAATAATGAACTAACACTAAACGTTTCGGATGCTCTTGATACTAATGCAGGTATAAGCAGCGTATTTTTTGAAGCGTTTGATCAGGAAAGGTATTCAGTAACTGATACAACAAATGGAAGACCGATTGCCATTGATTTTGGTATGTTCAATTTAGGTCCTGATGCAGAGTCAATCACTTTTACGAATCTGCCTAATAACCCAGTTACAGTTAACGTAACTCTCAAAAAGCAATCAGTTACTAATAAGGTAAAAGATTTTACAAGATCCGCAACAATTGATATCACAAGAACTAGTGGTGTTTCTCAGGCATCTGGACTTACTAAAAGTCTCTATTATGGAACAAGAGTAGAAGATAATGAAATTTCTCTCAATGTTCCTGATGTTGTAAATGTTCGTGCAATATATGAATCAACAGATACTGATCGCCCTGTTTTAGATAAGTTAACTTTCTCTACTGGATTAGCACTCGATCAAAATGTTATTGTTGGCGAAAAAATTATTGGTAGTGACAGTAGAGCAGTAGCACAGGTTGTTTCCGCTTCAAATACAGTTGTTGAATACGTACCTTTAAATGCAAATACATTTATAGTTGGAGAAACTGTAAGATTTAAAGAGTCAGCTGTTGAAGCAGTAATTCAAATTACTTCTCCAGGAAGTTACTTAAATGTAACACCAAATTATAGACTTGATAAGGGTCATCGGCACCAATATTGTGATTACTCTAGAATTGTAAGAAGACCTGGTAGTCCTACACCATCCAAAAAATTATTGATAGTTTTTGATCATTACACGGTAGGATCCTCTAATGATGGAGATATATTCACGGTTAATTCATATACATCTAACAGATTCAAGAGTGATATTCCAAATCTGCCAAATGGTTTAAGGGTAAGCGATTTAATTGATTTCAGACCAAGAGTTGCTGCATTTGATCCATCAACAACAAATGCATCACCATTTGCTTTCACCAGTAGAGAATATGAGTACAATTACAAGTATGTAATTACTCCAGATGAAACTTCATTTGTTGGATATACTTATTATCTCCCAAGAATTGATTTGGTTACAATGAATAAACTTGGAGATGTTGAAGTAATTCAAGGTGTTCCTGATGATGAACCAAAGGCACCTGTGTTATCTGATGATTCAATGGAATTGGCACAAGTCCTTCTTCCATCTTACCTCTTCAATGTTGTAAATGATCCTCAAATTATTCTTAAGGATAATAGAAGATTTACGATGCGTGACATCGGTAAACTTGAAGATAGAATTGAAACACTTGAGGAAGTAACTAGCCTCACAATGTTAGAATTGAGTGCTAAAACCACAGATATTACAGATGCAAACGGTTTAAGTAGATTTAAGAGTGGATTTATTGTTAGTGACTTCAGAAATAAATCGTTGATGGATCCACGCCTCTCTACAGTAGACATTTCTGAGGGTGAAGGTGTATGTGTTGCACCAGTTGAATTGTGGTCCATGGATGCAGAATTGAATTTACATCCAGATATTGATGCAGAAACTGCAGACCTAGATCAAAATTTACTTCTTCCGCCAGGAAGTGGATGCCAAAAAACTGGCGATTTAATTACTTTAGAATATACAGAAAAAGAATGGATTAATCAACCACAAGCAACTACTGTTGAAAATGTAAACCCATTTAATGTAATTGCATATGTTGGTGGTGTCATTCTCGATCCTGCTTCAGACAATTGGGTAAGAACTATCTACATCAATGACCACAGAACGGAGGAAACTGGAGCGAAGTGGATTCATAAAGCAAAAGTTACTAAAGACGTTGATACTAAAACAACGTTTGAGACTTATGATAAAGGTGGTGGTAGAGGTGAAACTGGTAGGAGAAAAGTTACAACTAAAAAGATTAAGATCACAACGAAGTATAAGAGAAAACTCAAAGGACCTTCCAGAGAGTTTGATTATGTTGAGGATGTAAAAGTATCTGGTGAAGCAGATCCATGGATGCGCTCAAGAAATGTTGCATTCTATGCAAATGGTCTAAGAGCTTTTCAAAGACATTATTTCTATCTTGATAGTCAGCAGGTTGATGTTGTACCAAAATTATTTGAAATCGAAATGAGTTCTGGTACTTTCCAGGCAGAGGAGGAAATTAATGTATATGATGATACTGAAACGAAAGTTGGATTTATGAAGATTGGTACACCCAATCAGAAGATCAAGAGTGCTAGAAGTAGAGAGGTCAGTGCAGGATTAGGTTCTCCAGCAACAAATGCAGAAACATATTCAGTAGATCCTTTTGATAAAGAAAGAGTCGCTCCTGGATCTAGTTATTCTCCAACTTCAAGGTTGATGAATATTAAGATTCAATCTCTTGCCAGAAAGCAAAAATATTATGGATATGTAAAAGAAGGATTTAAAGTTGTAGGCGCTACATCTGGTGCTGTTGCAAAAATTACAGACACTAGATTGATGTCTGATAATTGGGGAGATATTCTTGGTTGCTTCTTTATTAGAGATCCAAACTCAAATCCAAAACCAGCAATCAGAGTAAAAACCGGCGACAAAACAGTTAAAGTTACTGCTTTACCACCAACTCAGACAAAACTTCCAGGATCCACCCAATATGCTTCTGAAGCATTAGGATATTATAGTGGAACAGGAACTATTTTAACTCAAGAAACTTCAAAAGTTTCAGTTAGAAATCCACCCAAACCTAAGAAGAAGAAAACTGAAGTTGAGAAGAAAACTAAAGTAGTACATAGAGATCCACTCGCACAATCATTTAGAGTGGATGAGACTAATGGTGTTTTCTTAACATCATTTGACTTATATTTTGCAAGTAAAGATCCTGAGGCAAAGGTCTTCATTGAATTAAGAACAATGGAATTAGGAACTCCTACCAGTTTCTTAGTTCAAGATTATGCACAGACTTCATTAAATCCTGCAGATATTAATGTTCCATCTGAAGCTAACAAATTTAATCCTATTCCTACAAATATTAAATTTGAATCACCAGTATTTTTGGAACCTGATACTGAATATGCAATCGTTGTGTTGGCACCTAGTTCTGACTTATATGAGTTGTGGACTGCAACAATGGGTGAAAAGACCGTTCAAACCTCCAATTTTCCTGACGTACAACAAGTTGTTGTTTCTAAGCAATATATTGGTGGATCATTATTCAAGTCCCAAAATGGTACTATTTGGACTCCAAGTCAATACCAAGATCTCACATTCAAATTGTATAAAGCAGAATTTGCTTCAACTGGAACTGTAGAATTCTTCAATACAGAAATTACTCCAGTTGGTGACAACGCTCAAAGATTGAATGAAAATCCAATTGAATCTTATCCAAGAAAACTTAAATTACCAGTAACAGGTACTCTAAATGCTGCTGTAGTTAAAGGAACTAGAGTTGCTGAAGGATCAGCACTTAATACCATCAACGGTTATGTTGAAGATATTGGTGGGGATATCGCCACAACACAAATTGCTGATAAGGGTGCTTCCTACAAACCTAATACTACCTCAAACAGTGTTCCATTAATTTCATTAACTGGAAAAGGTGAAGGTGCTACAGCAAATATTGCAACTGACGCTGATGGTCTAATCAGTACAGTGACAATAGCAAATGCTGGATCTGGTTATGTTGAAGGTGAAACTCTTGGAATCACCACTGCAAGTATGGGAGGCACTGGTGGTGCTGCTGGATCTGGAGCTAAAATTACAGTTGGAAGTATTAATAATACCACAACTTTATATCTAACTAACGTCCAAGGCGAACATTTTACTAATACATCGGACATTTATTATTATAATACTGCTACTACAACCACCGACTCGGGAGTAGATGTAAGTGGTGCATCCTCATTGGTAAATGATAGATTCTCCGGTAATTTAGTTAGAGTGAAACAGCAAAATCATGCACACCACGGTGGAACTAATTTAATTAAGATTGAGGGTATTTTACCAGACACCGCAAAAACTACTATTGTAGGAAACTTTGGTCCTAATGATACAACTGTCTCTGTTGCTAATACAACCGTATTTACAACATATGAGGGTATTACAACCAGCAGAGGTTATGCACTTATCGGTGATGAGGTAGTTCAATATAGTGCAATAAATTCTGGCACTGGAGATACTGGAACATTATCAATCTCTGCGAGAGGTCAAAATAGCACCGTTACCACAGAGCATCAAAATGGAATAGCGATTCAACCATATGAAGTTAATGGTATATCTTTGATGAGAATTAACACTCAACATAGTTTACCAGCAAATTATTATACTGGTGAGAGTTCAAATCTTGATTATTATAATTTAGAAATTGATAGATCTGGTTTGTTCCCAATTGCCAGAGAAACTGGCAATGCGATGGTTAATTTTGAAGCACAAAAAGGATTTGGCGGAAATAAAGTTGGTATTTCTCAAAATCATCAATATAGTAGTATTGAACCTAGATTCAATATTATTACTCCAGGAAAAGGAACCAAAGCAGACACCTTCATTAGAACCGTATCTGGAACTAGTGCAGGGGGAACAGAAGTTTCATTCTTGGATCAAGGTTTTGAACCAATAACTTTAAACAAAACAACCAAATTCAACACTCCAAGAATAATTGGATCTAGAGTCAATGAACTTAGATGGTTGCAACAGATGCCTCGCAGCAAATCTTTGACATTGAGAGTTGAATTAACTTCAGAGGATCCAAACGTATCTCCTGTTCTAGATTTACAGAATTCAGTTTTTGTTCTTGGCAGAAACAAATCTAATAACCCCGTTAGTGATTATATTGAAGATGGAAGTGCTAACTTAATTGAAGGAGATCCACATGGTCAGGTTTTCGTCACAAAATCAATTTCACTTGCCAAACTCTCAACAAGTTTGAAAGTTATTATTGCTGCAAACCGACAAGAGGGTGCTGATTTTAGAGTTCTCTATCAACTCTTTAGAGCAGACTCTAGTGGTATCGATCAAAAATTTGTACCATTCCCAGGTTATGATAATCTTATTGATGATGATGGTGATGGATTTGGTGATAGAGTTCGTGATCCTAACAAAAATAGTGGTAGAGCAGATGCATTTGTTCCAGCAAATGATGCTGAGAGTTACAGTGAGTATCAATTCACTGCAAATAATTTGGAGCAATTCAGTGCATTTGCAATTAAGATTGTTATGTCATCGACAAATGAATCTACCCCAGTTAAACTTCAAGACTTCAGAGCTATTGCACTTGCATGATGGAAAACAAAGATCTTATTCCTGTAGAAGGTGAACCAAATCTTTTTAGAGATAGAAACACTGGCGCTATCATTAATACTGATAACGCCGGATATGCTCAGTACATGAAAATGAAGCAAAGAAGGCAGACAGAAAGAGAAGAACTTGCTACACTTAAGAAGGATATTGAAGAAATTAAATCATTACTAAAGGAGATTACCAATGGATCCAGATAGCATCAAACTCAATGGTTTATCAAAACAATTTGCCTATCAGAAACTAGCAAATGAGATAGATGAATGTGGTAGTGTAAGTATGCTGAAAGATATTGCAAAATCATATGCTAAACTTTATTTGAAACAGCAAGAAGTTGTTGCTGGATTGGGACTTGAAGGAGTATAAATATTTCTACATCCTGATCTGTATATCATAAATGGCTGAAATTAAAGTCA